CAGTAATTACCGGTCGTGATATTTCGTTGTCTTTCACAGGTGGAACAGACATCGAAGCACAAGCGACTAACGCAGTATTAACAAAGGTTAATGAGCGACAGACCTATCAAACACTTGATGGTGAGGCTTACAAAACCACAAACATTTCTGGAACATTCCAATTGGATATGTTGGCAGATTGGGGCAAGGCAAATTCAGTTTGTGAAGCTCTATGGGCAGCTGCTGAAACATCACCAGACACAGACATTTCAATCACACTTACCTCAGCAACTGGAGCGCAATTTGTGTTTCCAGTAATGCCAGAGTTTCCAACAGCCGGAGGATCTGGAGTAGATGCACAAACTGTGTCATTTACTTTTAAAGTTTCTAAGGGTGCGGTAGTCGAAACATTTAGTTAAAATCTAACAACGGGAGCAAAATGAAACTACCAATTACAATTGAATATAACTCAGGCGAGCAAGCAACATATATTGCCCAACCGCCTGAGTGGGCGAAATGGGAAAAGCAAACTGGTCATACGATCGGACAGGCTAAAGAAAAACTTGGCATGTGGGATCTTATGTTTTTGGCATACAGCGCACACAAGCGTGAGAGTGCCGGAAAGCCAGTCAAACCTTTTGAGGCTTGGATGGAAACAATCAGCGATGTAATCGTTGGTGATGCAGACCCAAAAGCCATAAAGCAGGAAGCCTAAACAGGCTATTGGTTGAGTTGGCAATTGCCACACAAATACCGATGAGCGAATGGGTTGATGCAGAGGACATTTTGACAGCAATAGAGATACTGGAGGCGAGGCATGGCAAGTGAAACAATTGCTTACAATCGCAATGATATTCGGGATATTCTCAAGGCTTTCAAAGTTATGGATGCACAAGCCACAGATGAGGCAAGAATACAATCTGCTGCTTTGGCGACTTACGCAGCTGAGGAAATTAAGACAGCAGCTAGAGGCAGAACAAAATCGGGCAAGGTTGCGCAAAGAATTGCGGATGGCGTTAGCATCTCAAAGTCAAGCAAAATCGGTGAGTTCAAATATGGTTTCGCACGACAAAAGTTTTCAGGTGGGGCTACAACGCAAACCTTATGGGGTGGTTCTGAGTTTGGATCTAATAAGTTCAAGCAGTTCCCTAGTTATTCAGGAAGGCAAGGCAGAGGTAGTCGTGGTTGGTTTATCTACCCAACGCTTCGCAGAATTCAGCCTGAATTAATTAGCAAATGGGAAGCAGCGTATAACCGCATTTTGGATAAGTGGTCGTAATGGCAAGAGATACCAGAACCCTATCGCTCAAGATCCTTGCGGATATTGATGACCTTAAAAACAAACTAAATCAAGCTGATAATGCAGTCGAGAGTAATAGCGAAAAGATTGCAGCATTTGGAAAGAAGGCTGCTGCTGCATTTGCAGTCGCTGCTGCTGCTGCCGTTGCCTATGGCACTAAATTAGCCGTTGATGGGGTCAAGGCTGCAATAGAGGATGAGGCTGCACAACTTAGGTTGGCTGCTGCCCTACGATCTGCCACAGGGGCTACTGATGCCCAAATTAAGGCAACTGAGGACATGATCCTCAAGACTAGCCTTGCAACCGGAGTTGCCGATGACAAACTTAGACCGGCAATGGCAAGATTGGCAATATCAACAAAAAATACTGACGAAGCACAAAAGTTATTAAATCTGTCTTTAGATATAGCAAAATTTAAAGGCTTAGATTTAGAAACAGTTGCAAATGCGTTGGGTCGGGCGCAAGACGGAAACACAACCTCACTTGGCAAATTAGGACTTGGTTTAACAAAAGCAGAATTAAAAACACTTTCATTTACAGAGGTGCAACAAAAGTTATCCGATTTAACTGGTGGTGCAGCAGCTGCAAACGCTGAAACACTTCAAGGCAAAATTGATCGCCTAAGTGTTGGATTTAGTGAGGCAAAAGAAAGTCTTGGTTTAGCATTATTGCCACAGGTAGAAAAGTTCATTAATTATTTAAACGAAACTGGCATCCCATCATTAAATGGCTTCATTGCAGGACTGACCGGTGATCAAGGATTAAGCGCAGGATTGACTGAAACACAAAGAAGTGCAGAAAATTTCGGAATATCAATTGCTAGTGTTGCCGGCAAAATTTCTGGATTTATTACATTTGTGCGTGAGGCAATTGGATTAGTTGTATCCCTTGCAAATGAACTTATCAAAGTTGGAAATTTCTTAGGATTAAAAAATGAATTGATCACTAATCCAGCACCATCAGCTTCACAAGGATTTGTTGCACCATCAATTGCAGCCCTCCCAAATGTTCGTGAGGATAGGATCAGCGCACCAGTTATAAATAACATTACAGTCAAAGCAGTTGATAGTGAAGGTGCTGCAAGATCAGTTGCAAAGGTATTAAATCAAAGCGCATCGAGATCAGTTCCACAGCTGTATAACTCAGGCATAAAGGGCGGATAATGACAGTCTGGACACCTGACTGGAAACTTACTGTTGCCGGTGTTGATTACACAGACATTGCAATCAGCGACATCACTCACGAAAGTGGTCGGGATGATATCTATACGCAACCCAACCCATCTTATTTGCAAATTAGCCTTGTTGCATTATCTGGACAGACATTGCCATTCGACATAAATGACAGTTTAAGTTTGCAGGTCAAAGACAGTTCAGCAACTTATGTAAATTTATTTGGTGGCGACATAACTGATATTACAGTTGAGGTTGCACAAACTGGACAGATTGCAACAGTCATATCCTACACAATCCTTGCAATGGGTGCGCTGGTCAAACTAGCAAAAGAGATTTACAACGGCACAATTGCACAGGATGAGGATGGCGATCAAATTTTAACTTTGTTGGAAAGTGTGTTGCTTGCTTCTTGGAACGATGTGCCAGCGGCAACAACATGGGCTACCTATGATGCAACAGAAACATGGGCGCAAGCTGGTAATCAAGGACTTGGCACAATTGACACACCGGGATTATACACAATGGAAAACCGAGCAGCTGATCCTGATACGATTTACAACATTGCAAGCCTCATAGCCGATTCAGCATTTGGTTATTTGTATGAGGAAAACAATGGCGACATTAGTTATGCAGATGCAGACCACAGACAGACTTACTTACTTGCCAATGGATATGTCGATCTTGATGCAAACCATGCATTAGGTCAAGGGCTTTCAACTGTTGTTCGAGCAGCTGACTTACGCAATGACATTTATATCAATTATGGCAACAACTTTGGATCACAGGAAACTGCAACAAGCGCATCATCAATTGCTTTATACGGCTACAAAGCCGAAAGCATAAACTCGGTCATTCATTCAGCTGTGGATGCTCAAGAAGTTGCAGATCGCTACATTGCTCAACGAGCCTTCCCATTACCGGCATTCCAATCCATAACCTTTCCAATTACAAATCCAGAAATTGACAATACAGATCGAGATAGTCTGCTTGGAGTATTTATGGGGCAACCACTTAACCTGAAAAACCTGCCGGATCAAATTTCAGGCGGTGAGTTTGAAGGGTATGTTGAGGGCTGGTCGTGGAGCACAAGATTTAACGAGTTATTTATAACGCTCAATCTGTCGCCTGTGGCATTTAGTCAGGTGGCAATGCGTTGGAATACTGTTCCAATAAATGAAACATTCCAAACGATAGATCAAACTCTAACATGGGAATACGCTACAATCGTATCCTGAGAATAGGACAATATGGCAACTACAACCAATTACGGCTGGACAACTCCAGATGACACAGCTCTAGTCAAGGATGGCGCATCAGCAATTCGCACACTTGGATCATCTGTTGATACCACAACAAAAAACTTAAATCCTGAAACAACTCTTGGCGATATTTCTTTTCGTTCATCAACATCAAATGTAAATACTAGACTTGCAATTGGATCAACTGGAAATGTTTTAACAGTTGTTTCGGGTGTTCCAGCCTATGCTGCTGGTGTATCAATATCTTTTAACGCTCAAACTGCTGCTTATACTTTAGTTGGGGCAGATGCCTTTAAGCTAGTAACGGTTAGCGATACTGTTTCAAGAACTGTAACGATCCCACCATCAGTTTTTGCTGCTGGTCAAATAATCAATGTGCAAAGAATTGGAACTGGTGCAGTTCCATTTGCTGCTGGTGCAGGAGTTACGATTACATCAACTGGTGCAACCCCTGCCGCCCCAACTCTTAGAGCTCAGTATTCAGCAGCATCTATTGTCTGCACCGCCTCAAATGTATTTACAGTTTTAGGAGATATTGCGTAATGACTTTACTGGGAATTATTGCCAGTCAAAATTATCCTAGAACAATATCCGTTGACTACCTTGTTGTTGCAGGTGGCGGTGGTGGTGCGGGGGCTGAGCCTACAAACAATTCTGCTGGTGGCGGCGGTGCGGGTGGACTTCGCTCAACTGTTACAGCAACAGGTGGCGGTGGTTCTTTAGAATCACCTTTAAATTTATCTTTAAATACCAATTATACTGTAACTGTTGGTGCTGGTGGAGCAGCAACAGGTGCTGGAAATACAAATGGAAACAATGGAAGCAACTCAGTATTTTCTACTATAACTTCTACTGGCGGTGGAGGAGGCGGTTGCGAAAGTCAAACAGGTTTGACTGGTGGTTCTGCGGGTGGCGGAGGTTCGCCATCTGGTGGAGGTGGTTCACGAACTGCATCTCCTGTGCAGGGTAATAATGGCGGCGGTAGTTTTAGCAGTGGAATTTATGCCTCAGGTGGCGGCGGAGGAGCAGGTGGTGTTGGCGGCACTGGCACTTCAACAGTTCGTGGCGCAGGCGGCGCTGCTGCTAGTGTTTCAATAACTGGTTCATCTGTTAATTATGCGCTTGGTGGACAAGGCGGAGATTATACTGTTGCTACTGTTAATGGAGCGGCTGGAACTGCAAATACAGGCAATGGTGGTGGTGGCGCTAGAATTACACAGTTTAATCCTGCAAGAGCGGGCGGCGCAGGCGGCTCAGGTATTGTGATTCTAAAATATGCCGACACATTGACTGCAACTTTTAGCGGTGGTGTAACACACTCAACACCTGCCCCTAGTGGTGGATTTAAGGTTACAACAATTACAGCCGCTGGCGTATCAGACACAGTTAGTTGGGCATAATGGCACATTACGCATATCTAGATGATAATAATTTAGTAGTTGCAGTCATAGTAGGTAAAGATGAAGCCGATTTAATTGACGGCTTAGACACAGAAACTTATTACGCACAAGGCACGCCATACAAAGTCAAGCGCACTTCATACAACAACAAAATACGCAAACAATACGCTGGTATTGGATACACATATAATCCTATTGCAGATGTATTTGTTGCGCCTAAGCCTTATCAATCTTGGTCATTAGATGAAAACTTTGATTGGCAAGCACCAACATCTAGACCCAATAAGGGCAAATGGTATTGGGATGAATCAAGCCTAAGTTGGATTGAAAGCACAATCCTCTAAAATAATGACAAACTTATTACAAATTGCTAAAGCTGAGATTGGCTATCAAGAGCAGCCTATCAATGATACAAAATACGGCAAATGGTATGGCTTAAACAATCAGGCTTGGTGCGCCATTTTTGTATCTTGGTGCTATAACAAAGCAGGACTTGGCGGGTCAATAGCAGCTCAATCCGGTAAAGGGTTTGCAAGTTGCGATCATGCACTTAAATGGTTTGCAATGCTTGGCAAGCTGATACCGGTAGGACAGGCAAAAGCCGGTGATATTGTTTTCTTTCAATTTGACAAAGATGCTGAGCCGGATCATGTTGGCATTGTCAAATGGAACAACACAGCATTGA